AGCCGCCAGGCCCAAAAACCATGGCCGACGGCTGGAGACGCCTCGCCGCAATGCTCGACGGATACGCCATCGCTCACGGCAAATCACTTGTGTGAATCCCGTAGCCGCGAGCGGGGAGAAGGGATCCGGAACGCCGCACTCACGACGTCCTCACCGAGCGGAACTTGACCGAGTCCGCCTTCCACAGGTTTTGCATGAACTGCTCGAAGTCGAGATCGTCGGCGTCGAACCGGCACTGGAAGGCGTAGGCGAAGGTCGCGCCGATCGACGCGCCGGCGGCCGGCGGGCTGGCGAAGCTCAGCGTGTTCGGCGTATTGAGCCCCCAGCCCGAGCCCAGGACCGAGCCGGCGATCTCGACTTGCGTCACGGTGGTGACCCAGCCGACCGGCTCGAGGAAAGGCCCGAGATAGCGCGACAGCGTGAAGTCCACCGTCGTCCCGTCGCCGGTGGCGAAGACGGTCGAGGACGAGGCGGCGCTGTCGGTCGGGTCGGTGTAGAGAAACGTCCCGTATTGCCCCTGGCACTGCAGGAAGAGGCCCATCAACGCCTGCAGCGAATTCGCCCCCAAGCCGGGATAGGTGTCCGAAGACGAATCGAGGCCGTCGAACACCGCCTCGAATTGCCAGATCGGGTTCTGATAGAGCGCGTCGCGCACCTCGCGACCCGACACGTGCGGGGCGACGATAGTCGAGAACGTCGGTTTCTTGTGGACGCTCCAGCCCTGGCCGGCGAGCGTCGGGAAACTCGGCGGGGTCGTCACCCCCCTCTCCCGGAGGGAGAGGGGCCGGGGGTGAGGGGACGCGGCCGGCGGCGACGAGGCGCGGCAGCCGCCTGACGCAGCGGGCCTGTCGAGGCATGGACAAGGATCGGCGGCATGGACCCCTCGCCCCTGCCCCTCTCTCTCCGGGAGAGGGGTGTCACGGCCTGGCCGTCGTCAGCTTGAGCGTCTTGAGGGCGAACAGCATCGTCATGAATTCCTCGAAATCCTGCACGTCGTCGGCGAAGCGGCAGAGCCAGTAGACGCCGAAGTCGGCGGCGATCGCGACGCCGGCGGCCGGAGCGGTCGTGAACACAATCGCTGGGGCAAAACCGGAAGTGACCGTCCAGCCTGACGCCTGGCTGACGCCGTTCAGGTAGACCGCCGACACGCCCGACGTCCCGTCGACCGATTCCGAATAGGCGCCGGTCGACTGGACGAGCGGAAAGGTCGTCGTGACCCCGTCGCCGGCGCCGATCGTCTGCCCGGTCGCGGCCGAAAGCCCTGGCGGGGCAAACCAGAAGGGCGTCGCCTGGCCGCTCGTCTCGGCGAAGAAGCCGGCGATCGCCTGCAGCTCGAGATGCGCCGCGTCGGCGCGCAGCACTTCATAGGTCAGCTCGACGTCGCGATAGGCGCGCGAGAAGGCGAGACCTCGGGTCGAGCGGCCAGAGACATGGTCGGCGATCAGCGTCGAGAAGCGCGGCCGAACGATGATCGACCAGCCGAGCGTCGGGGTCGCCGGGAAGGTCGGATAGCTCGGCGGGGTCGGCGGCGGGCTCGGCTCGGGCGGCGGCAGCGACGTTCTCAGGCCGTTCGCCCAGTCGCCCGCCTGCCAATTTCCCGTGTCGCCCCATACCGAATTGTCGATCGGGAAGAGCGGGAACGGCCGCGCGTCCCAGTTCCAGGCGCAGCAAAGCGAAGTCTCGATCATGACGACGCCCGCGCCCGACGTGGCGTTATTGCCGTCGACGTTCCAATATTCGTACATCGCCTCAAGCGCCATGGCGGCGATCGTGTCGTCGCGCCGCGGCAGATAGGTCAGGCCGGGCGCCGGATCCCAGATCGACCAGAAGGGCGTCGCGCTCTCGGTCGACTTGGCGTCGTAGAACACGTTCGGCTCATTGGTCGCCTTGTCGACCGACGAGAAGCCATACTCGAGGAAGATGATCGGCTTCGACTGCGCGACCCATTCGGTTTGAGGCCCCTGCGGGACCCACGCGCCGCTCGCATTGGCGTAGATCGCCTGATGCGGGTTGTTCCACCACCAGCGCAACTGCTTGTTGGCGAGGATTTCTTGGTTCGCGGAATATGGGTTGCGCGCCTGCGCCAGCCGGTCGCCGGCCGGCAGTGTCACAATGAGGGCCGAGCGGTTCGGGTCGAAGCCCGTTCCGCCATGAGCGCCGGCGCCGCCGTCGTTATAGTACCAGTTGAAGTACTGGCCGCCCTCGATGTTCGCCTTGATGTAGGGCATCGAGTAAATCGTCGGCATCCCCGTGAGTCCGAGCCCGCTCATCAGACCAGCCGACGGCGGCCAGGCGCCGGACGGGGCCGGGACGCTCCAGTTGACGACGTCGATTCCGCCGCCGCCCGTCGTCCAGTCGGTCAGCGGCATGTAATTGTCGAACGAGACGAGGTCGATGTTGGCATGCGCCCAGAGTTGGTCGAGATGCGGCCACTGGCCGTTCTCGCCCGGGTGCTGCCAGCCCATCCAACTCGACCAGTCGGCCGAATAGATGATGAGGTTTTCGAGCGTGGACAGGTTCTTAGGTAAGCCCCCGCCGTCGAACACCGAGCGCACGTCGTCGGAAAGCGTGATGAGGCCGGCGACGAACGGATAGTCCCACACCGCATTGCCCGAAGCGTCGGTCGTCCCGACTTGCGTCCAACCCGGGCCGCGGATGGTTTCGAGGCCGCGCAGCTCGGAGCCGATCACGAACATGTTCACGCCGCCGGCGATCACGCAAAGGTTGGCGTAGTGCAGGATCATCCGGCGATAGGTCCAATCGAACAGATAGCCCGAATAGTCGACCGTCAGATTGACCGTGTCGCGCGCGAAGTCGGAGGTCTGCGCCGGGCCAAGGAAGGCGTTGACGACGCTCGTCGCCTCGGCGCTCACGTCGTTCGCATAGGTGATGCGCCCGCGCCAGGGATAGCCGTCCGCCGTCCCGAGCAGGAACGGATAGAAGACGACCTTGAAGCCGCGCGACTTCAAGTCCTGCAGGCAGCGCACGATGCTCTGATCGCTCGGCGTGCCGCCGTAGACGAAGGCGTAGTTCGAGCCGGGAAACTGCGGCAGCGGGATGATGCCGGGATAATTCTGTTCGGTCAGGCTCGAGCAGCGCCAGTGATCCGGAATGACGCCGTCCTGCTCGATCTCGCCGATGAGATAGATGGTCGACGGATAGATGTTGCAGGCGCTGGCGTCCTCCGAGTTGAAGAACCATGCGCAGACCAGCGAGACCGTGGTGCATTCCGGATGCTCGGCCTGCAGCTGATCCATCGCATAGGAGTAGTCGGTCTTCGAGCCGCCCGGCGCGTAGAACGTGTTCATCGGGGTCAGCGGCCCGAGCCCCGCCGCCTCGCGCTGCGCCCCGCTATAGGGGATCGTGTCGTAGGTGAACTCCCCCGTCGAAGGCAGGAGGTGGACGCCGAGGATGTTGGTCACGACTTCAGACGCCTGAGCCCGAGCGCCGCGCCGTGCCTGACGGCCTGGTCGATCTCTTTCAACATGGTGGAGCTATTCGACCGCATCCATTGCGAGACGGAGCCGGCGTCGAGCGCCGAGACGTGGACGTTTGTCGTCGGGTGGATATGCACCGCCGCGCCGCTCGCGCCGCCGGACGGCTCGCCATCGCCGAGGAGCGATCGAAACACCCCGGCTTCGGCCGCGGGCATGATGAGCTCGTTGTGATGGACGAGCGTCAGCATGTCTTGCGGAACTTGCCACATGCCGATGTCGGCCGAGGCGACCGAGCCCGCCATGCCGGCGACAGTCGCCTGGGCGGCTGCGGCCGGTCCCGCGGCGAATGGGCCCATCAGCGGCGACAGAAAGCCGAACACGCCGGCGAATGTCTCCGCGGCGGACGAAAGGATCGAGCGGATCATCGCCGCCCCTTGTGCGCCCATCGAGGCTGCAGCGCCGCTTTCCTCAGCTCCGGCGCGCGCCGCCGCGCCTGAGGCGGTCGCCGACGTCTTCACGGCCTCCGCTATGACATGATGGGCGACGGTCGTCTCGGTCCATTCGATGAACTTGGCCAGGAGGTCCTCGAGCACACTCTTGAAGGCGGCCCGCCAGGTCTCGGTGCCTGAAATGAGGCCGCGGAGCTGCGAGTTGAACGCCTGCTCGATCGAACCGGCGAAGGACTGGTATTCGCGTTCCTGCTCTTGCAGCGCGGAGCGCGTCAGAGACGCCGACTCGTCGTCGCGTCGCCGCGTCGCCTCGATGATCATGTCGTCGACGCGCTGCCTGGCCGCGAGCGACTGTTCGCCGAGCGCTTCGCGCCTCCGCAGTGCGGCGAGCTCGAGCGCGTATCCCTCGTCGAGCGCCTGGCGCGAAAGCGCGAGTTTCTCGCTCTGCGTGATCTCGTAGACCCTTGCCTCCTCGGCGTAGAGCGCGAGCTTCTGCTTCAATCCGTCGGCGAGGAGCTTCATTTCCTCCGCCGACGCGAGCTGCGCTGCTTTCATCGCGTCGGAATATTCCTCGTCGTCGCCGGAGCGCAACGCCGCTGCGGCGCGCGCGCGGTCGGCGGCGAAGGACCGTTCGAGCGCCTGGGTCGCGATCAGCGCGTCGCGATAGGGCTGCAGACGCTCGACGCTGAAGGCCTGCGACGATGCGCTCGCGAGCGAGGCGAGCTGTCCGTTGATCTCGCTGAACGGCGCGCAGAAGCTCTGCAGGGCTTCCTTCGCTTCGCCGACGCCGGCGACGAAGTCGGCGATCGAGGCGCTGAAGCTGACGGAGACGTTGGCGTCGGTCATCGGCTTTCCATGTCAAAGCGCGCCGTTCGGCAACGCGGCTTTCAGCTCCGCGATCGTCGGCTGGCGCGCCGACGCGAGTTCGCCTTGCGGACGATATTTGAGCGCCGCAGCGAGAAGCCGATGCGCCGGCGGATTCCGCCGCCATTCGGCCTGCAGCGCAAGGAAGCGCGGCACGGTTAGCTGATCGAGCGCCAGATCCCAGCTCCAGCCGAGATTGGCGACGACGCCCGCGATCAGGGCGTCGAAATCGATTTTCCCGGCTCCGGCGACGCCTCCCGCGTCGCGCTTTGTCCCGGCCGCAACCCCGCCGCTTTGGCGACGGACGGAAAGGCCTGTATCAGCTCGCCGACCGAGAATGGCAGGTCGAGGAAGTCCGGATAAGAAAGCGTCGGATCGACATGCGCGATCGCGCGCCAGGTCGCCTCGGCCAGTCGGTCGAGCTCGGCCTCGCCGAGCCGCGCGACGCTATCCTTCGACATCGCCGGGCCGCCTGCGGCGAGATAGATGTCGAACAAGGCCGGCTGGATCGCCTTGATCGCGCGGAAGGGCAGGTGCGGCAGCGCCCAGCTCCTGCCGCCAAGCGCGATGGCGAAGGTCTCCTCGCTCACGCCGCGTCTCCGAAGTTGAACTGGCAGACCTGGCCGGCGGCGTTGGCGAAGCACTGGAAGTCGAGCTCGGGGATGAGGAAATCCTCGACCTTGGTGCCGAACGAGAGCTTCTCGGCGACGCAATTGTAGATGAGCACCGAGAATTGCTTGCCAGTGCCGGGGTCCGAGGCGAAGAGGTTGGCCGAGAAAGTGACCGAGGGGCCGATGAGCTGCGAGTTGACGGCGATGCTCTCGCCGCTCGCGGCGACGGTGTAGGTGTAGGAGATCAGCACGGCCGCTCCCGCGTCGGCTGACGAGAAGGTGTAGATCCCGCCCGAGACGGAATACTGCCCGACCGTCGGGTTCGATGCGACCGCCTTCAGGGGCAGCGACGAGCTCGCATAGACGATGCCCTGGTCGGCGACGAAGGTCGCGTGATTGATCGTCGAATAGGTATAGGGCGAGGAGGACGGCACGGTCGTCGTCTCGCCGAACTGGGTCTGCGTCACGCCCACGCTCGGCGTCAGCCCGAAGTAGAGCGAACCCAAAGCCTGACCCGAGATGCGCGCCATCTTCGCCTTGCCGGTCATCTTCTTGGTGCCGGAGCCGATCGCGACGGGAAAGTTGTACTGCCCGTAGAGCGCCTTTGTGGTGGTTGAGATATTGAGCGTCACTTCCTGCGCCAGGCCGAAATTGATCGGCGAACCGCCTGCCGGCGTGCCGATCAGCACGCCCGAGCCGAAAACGAACATCTTTGACTCCGTTGGGGGGATAAGTATGTGGATCGCTACGCGCGCAATCCTGCGGTCGCCAGCCGTGGACGACGTCGTTCTCGACCTCGTTTCGGGGCCGCCTCAAAGAGTGAGGGAGAGAATCGTTGCATCGAGCTTGGAGACAGACGCCTCTACCGCCCCGCGGCCGTTGGGCTGCCGGATCCGGCTTCCATTGATCTTCCAGACGCCGTCGCCGTCTTCGACTTTCAGCGGCTCCTGCGCGGCGAGTTCCTCCGCGCCGTAGTAATCCGCAATCACCATCTTGATGAGCGCAAGCGCCGTCGCGGCGGAAATCGGTTCCTTCCCGAGCCCGGTGAAAACAATCTCCGATTCCTCCAAGGCCTTCCTGACGGCATCCATCCCGACTTCGACCGATTCGTCGCCGCGGAAGACGGCGACATCGACCATGTCATCTTCGGTCACTGAGATCGACCCGCTTTCCGACAAGGCCAGCCGTGATCGTCAACCCGTCACACCTGTCTCTTTGAATGAAAAAGCCGATTCGCTTCTGTTCGAGAAGTTTCAGGACTTCAAATAAGTTCGACATCATGTCGCGGGCCTCCTCTGACGGCCCACCAACCGCATCGCGACCGCCGCGTCCAGCGTGCTTATCCCATAAAAGAGACGATCGCCTCGTCGAGCTTCGAGACGGACATGCTGATGGGACCGGAATAGGCGATGGTCTCGCGGCCTTCGATCGGCCGGCTGCCGGTTATCCGCCAGACGTTTCCGCCGTCTTCGACGGCGATCGGTTCCTGGGCGCGCAGTTCGTCCGCGCCACGAGAATCCACAATCACCATCTTGAAGATTGCCAGCGCTGTGTCCCGCGAAATCAGCGGCTCCCCGAGGGCCACGCGACCAATCATTGACGCGTCGGGTCTGGGCCTCTCCATGCGCTAGTCTAAGTCTAGCTCCGCTCGATGATTACGGGGAGATCGCGGGCCTTCATTCCGGAAGAATTGTATGCAGATAATCTATGATTTGGCCGTCGAATTTGGAAATGAGTACCTCGACCGGACCGCCCCAGATCGACTGCCGGGGATCAGGTGGGGCGGACGCTTTGGGCATCGAGCCAAAGACCAGCCAAGTCTCTCCTTCGTCACGGGCCGAGAGCGTAGGCGATTAGCGTGGCGTCCGACATGACCTCGTGGCCTCGCGTCGACGAGGCATCGGCTACTTGAACTCCCGAACCCGGCGTTTGGCGATCGTCCGGCGCTTCTGCTGTCCAATCGCCGTTCGTCCACTGTCCGCTCGCGCGGCCGTTGCCTGCGGGCACGCGAGGCTGGTCGGGACTGTATTTGTCTAGTGAGTCATGATCGCCGATCCCAAGTTTCCTCAAGATGGAGGCCGAATCGACGCCGCCGCTTATCAGGGCGTCGGGTAGGCACAATCGGCGTGCGCCTTCCTTCGGGTCACGTATTTTCGTTAGACCACTCAACGCAAGGTGGATGAGAGCGAGGACGAGATCGGCGTCTCGCTTCTTCTCTAAGGCGCGTTGAACGTGCCGAAGCGGCGAGGCTGCAATCGGCCGGCCGTGCGCTGCCGCAAGCAGCGCAATGAGTCGGGGTTCGTCGAGCGCGGCGCCGGCTTTCGCTAAGCGCGTTTGCGCGCCGAGGACGAGGAAGTCTCCGTCAAACGACATTTCCGGCGCGATCGGGCGCGGCGCGGCGGTCTCCCACAGCTTGTTCAAATCGTCGAGGCGCATCGTCGCGTTTCCGCTCACGGCCCGATAAGCCGCACGCTGACCACCGCCAACCCGTCGCCGTCGAGGTCGCCCGTGTCGCGCACCGGCACGCCGACGATCTTGCAGTCGTAAACCGCGCCGCCGAGGGTCTGGCGGCCGAGGGCGGCGTCTGCGCCGGAAGGCGCGAGCGCGGCGTCGACGGCGTCGAGCGCCGCGTTGATGGCGGTTGATCCGGGCGTCGTCGGATCGCGGGAATCGAAATAAAGGAAGAGCTTGGCTTCGAACGTCCGCTTCGGCGCCGCGGGCGACGGCCACTGGTAGGCTTCCGGTCCGGATTCGAGCTGAAAGAACGCGGGACGCAGGGATGACGGCACTTCGCTCCAGAGCTTCATCCGCCGCGACGCGAGCCCCCACGGATAGGCGGCGGACACCGACGTGAAGAGCGCGGAAAAGGCGGCTTCGCGGCTCATGCGCGCTCCAGAGCTTGAGCTGCGGCCTCGGCGAGCGCCGAGGCGATCTCGCCGCTCATCTCCTCGAGCGAAGAGCGCAAATAGGACCGCTCCGGGATCAGCGAGCCGGGATGTTCGACTCTGCGGGCGAAATGCTGCGCGCCTCCGGCGATGAAGGCGAGCGCTTGCGCCTTGTCGGGCAAAATCTCGTGCGCGGCGGTCTTGCCGCCGTATTCCTGGATCGCCGCATATTTGACGTCGCCGTTCGAGCCGACCGAGGCGAGAACGCCATCGCCGTCCGCCGAGACATCGGCTCCTATCGAGTCCCGCAGCGCGCCCGAGCGCGCGTTGAGAACGGCGCCGGCGAGCTTGTCGTTCCTGACGAGGTCGGCGAGCGCGGCTGACAGCTGAGCAGCCTTCGCAGCGAGCGCCGCGCCGAGCGCCGTTGGCAAGGCGTCGAACCGCGCGCCCGTCTCGTCAAGGCCGTCGACCGCGAGCGCGAACATCAGACCGCCACCCGTTTGTAGGGTTGCAGCATCGCCAGGATGGGCGCCGGGATCGCGCTCGTGTCGTAAGCGATCGTCTCCTGGCCGCCGACGGATTTGGACCTGAGTCCGATATGCTCGGCCGCGCGGAAGCGTTCGGCCGCCATCTCGAGCGCCGCCTGCGCGACGTCCTGCGGCACATAGCCGTAAGAGAGCGCGAGCGCCTGTCCGGCGTCGGCGGCGGAGAAGGAATAAACGCCGGCGCTGACCGCATATTGTCCCACGCCCGGCGCCACAGCGACGGGCGCCAGAGCCGCCCCGGTCGCAGCGTAGACGACGCCGGAATCGAACCCCCATGGCCCGTAGGGCGCGAAAGCCGTGAGCTGGAACGGCGCTGAGGACGGAACCGTCTGCGCCTCGCCCTGCACGGCATAGCCCGCGCGATAGGAGACGACGAGGCTCTGTCGGCCGGGACGATAGCAATCGCCGAAAAGATCGATCGCCTGCGGCCGGCCCGGCGGCGCGGCGTCGCCGGGCTGAAGGGCATAGCCGACCGACGCGTCGGGATCGGCGCTCTGGTCAGGCGGGACCACGAGGCCGCGCCACAGCACCGCATTGACCTGCAGCACCGGCCACTGCCTGAGAGAGACGCGCCGCGTCTCGAGATCGAGCGTCTCGGTGTAGGACTGCGGCGCCAGGCAGGGTCGGCTCAGGGCGGCGTAGATGATCCGGCTCGCCGCGGTGATGAGCGCAGCCAGCGTCGCGTCGTTCGGTCCCGCGGCCGCAGGCAGGCCGAGCCAGGCCTTGAGCGCTGCGAGAGTGGTCAGATCGTAAGGCGACATGAGGCGCTCGCTTAAGAGTCGATTGACTGCGTTGCGACCGGCCGCTTCGCCGCGCGCCTTCTGCTGAGAGAGAAGGCGTGACGCAAAGGCGAAGGATGACGCGCCCGGCGCGCGAGCGCCGGAGCCGCGAATCCAGATCCAACTCCTCAGATCGCAACGACTCAGCCATTGCCGATGTTGGTGAGAATGCCGACGCCGAACGGCGCGTAGACGGCGAGCGTCTCTTCCGCATAGACGCCGAACTCGCGCCGGCGGGTGCGCAGCGGCCAATCGACGCGGTAATAGTCGCGGCGCGTCAGCACCTCGGCGACGTTGGGCGTCTGGTTCGACTGATACCAGACGGGCAGGCGCTCGCAGAGCGCCAGGATGGTGCCCGGCGGCAGATCGGGGTGCACCTTGACCGGGATGTCGAAGCCGCCGTCGACGCTGAACGGATTGTAGTACCAGCGCACGACGCCGGAGGCCGAGACGCCGTAAGGCCCGCCGTTGTCGGCGTCGGCGGCGACATTGTAGCGGATGAGCGGCCCCGAGGCGTTGGTCAGGCACTTGTCGGTGATATTGCGCTGCTCCTGCGCGTTGACGTAGAGCGCGGTCGGCGACAGCCGATAGTTGTTCCACATGGCGACGAGCATGTTGTCGATCTCGACCACCGAGCCGCGTCCCGACGCGGTCAGGAACGTGCCGGTCCCCGCGCTTCCGGAAGCGAGCGTCTGGACGTAGGCGCTGTTCGCCGGATTGAAGCCGACGGTCAGCAGGCCGTCGAAGGCGAGCGTCGGGTTGCGCGAATTGTCGGCGGCGACGACAGTCGCGGCCTGCTGGCCCGCAGTCAGCGGCGTGCTGAAGGTCGCGCTGTTGATGGTGGTGATGGCCTGAAGCGTCTCGGTGCCGACGGCGCCGACGTACCAGGCGTAGGCGACGGCGCCGTTGACGATCGGGGCAGTGGCGTTCAGCGTCTGTCCGAGCGTCACCGCCTGGGTGGCGTTGGCGCTGCGCATCGACGAGCCGCCGTTCAGCGTATAGGTGTTGCCGTCGTTGCCGGTGATCGTCTTCATGGTGGCGACGCCGCCGGAGACGCTCGAATTTTTGTAGCCTTCGAAGGTGAGCGCGACGACGATCACCGAGTAGGTGGCGGCCGGAAGCGTCGCGCCTGTGCCGGAGGCGGAGAGCGTCGGCGCCGCGGGCGCGCCGAGCGCAAGCGAAGTGTTGCCGCCGAGGAGCGCCGTCTCCTCCTTGCGCATCGTCTTTTGAAGGAGGCGCAGCGTAGCGGTGGCGTTGAGGTCTTCATACCCCTCCGCGGCGGCCTCCGCCTCGAATGTCACCGTGTCTTCTTCGCCAAGGGTCAGGTACGAGGCGACCTGGAGCTGCGCCGAGTAGGACATGCTTGCCGTGCGCTGTCCTTCGGGAACCCAGCCCATCGCGTCGTAGCCGGAGCCGACGATCGAGGTGATGGTGCGCCAGCGGGCGGCGTCGCCCGGATTGAGGCGGGTGACGCGCGGCAGCGAATTCCGAAGCGGCGTGACGATCGGGTAGAGATTTTTCGCCGGCGCCTGCAGGTCATAGGCCGAAAGGCCGGTCGACACCGTGACGGTCTTGGCGAGCGCGTTGTCGGAAAGCGCCTCTTTGGTCAGGCGCAAGGTTTCTTCGGTGGTCTGGAGGAGGCTCATTGAGGGTTTCCTTGGAAAGGTTGAACACGTCGGGGGTGCGTCAGAAATCGGCGCTGGCGACAATCCATCCCGAGCCGCCGGCGCCCTGAAGCAGCGTCGCCTGTCCGACGGTTCCGGCCGAGTTGCCGTTGATGGAGATGGCGTTGGCCGTGTGGGTCGCGCCCGGCGTGATCGTCGTGGTCGTGGCCGTCCCCGCCTGGATCATCTTGAACGAGCCTGCCGCCGCGGTGACGGTCGGCGCCTTCAGGAGCTGCACGGGCGTCGCCAAATAGAACAGCTGCGCCGACGCGCCGGTGTTGGCGCCCGCGCCGATCACGACGCCGGCCGCCGGTTCGGGGATCGCCCAGGCGTACCGCTGGGCGATTTCGAGCGCGACCTGGGCGTCGATGTGCTCGAAGGGCGAGGCCGATGCGCCGATCTCGAGCTGCACCCCGTTGATCGAAATCGAGTCGTCCGCGCCGGCCGTCCCGCTCGGCGTGAAAGAGAGGAGCACGCCCAGTTGCGACGCGCTCGCCGGCGCGACGCCGGTGAAAGCATAGCGAGTCATGCTCGCGCCGAGCGCCTGCTGGGCGTCGACCACGAACGATTGCGACGTCCAAGTTCCCGCGACCAGGCTCGCCGCGCCCTGGTTGACGCCGCCGCCTGCGACGACCTGCACGGTAAGCGCGCCGCCGGAATAGGTCGCGCCCGCGCGCGCCCAGAGCGACAGCGTGACCGTCTGGCCCTGGCAGCGCAGCGAGTCGAAGGTCTCGATCACCTGCCCGACGTTGATGGCCGCCGTGTTGCTGTTGCCCGATGCGCGGGAAATCTTGAGGCTCTGGTTGAAGCCCTGGACGCTGACGTCCGGCGCAGCCGCCATCAGGATCGCCGACGAGGCGCCGCCGCAAGCGAAGAAGCGGTCAGCGAAATAAGTCGGGGTCGCGGCGACGGGCGTCGTGATCACGCCGCCCGAGGCGATGCCCGGAATGTTGCGCTGGAACGGGTTGAGCGAGAAGTCGCCGCCGTCGATCAGGTTGCGGAAGTTGGCGAAGGGATTGAACGCGAGCGGCGTGCAGCCGCCCTCGAGCAGATCGAGCGCCTGCGCCCCCGCGGCGACGTTGGAGATGAGCCCGTTGCCGTCGGCCTGAAAGGCGCCGTTGCGTGTGACGAACGAGGCGTAGGGCGCGGGAGCGAGATAATTGAGAGCCATCGGGGTTCCTGAGGTTGTTAGAGAAAGATCGCGCGGCGGCCCGAGCGGCAGGCGGTTGAACCATCGCCGCCGTGAGCAAGGTGATGGCCCGCATGACGCTTCGGGCCGCCGCGCCGCCGGACGCCGCGGCGCTCGGCGATCGCTTTATGTCGGTTTGCCGCCGCTTCAGAAGCGCAGCGGGTTGGCGAGGCTGAGCTTGGTCAGCGCGAGGGCGCGCGCTTCCGGGGACAGCGCGGCGAGACGGCGGATCGCCTCCGCGGCGCCGAAAGCCTCCGTCTCGCCGTCGGCGCTCTTTGCGACCGCCCGCAGCGCGGCCTTGGCGGGCAGCGGCTGGGCCTCGAGCGCGGCGACGCGCTTTGCAAGATCGGCGAGCGCCGGAGTTACCTCGTCGAGCGCCTTACGCAGGCGCATGTTTTCGTCTTCGGCCCGGTCGAGCTTGATCGCGGCGTCGGCGAGCTCGGCGGCGGCCTTGAAAAACGCTTCGGACATTTCCGTCGACGCGGGACGGCGAGCCTCACCCTCCTGCTTCCCGCCCCCGGGCGGAAGTGACGGGGCCTGCCGCGGGGCGCCGGCCGTTGCGCCGGCGATGTCCACGCGAGGCGCAAACGCGCGCTTCTCGACCACGCCGTTCTTGACCACCTCGAAGGTGGCGTCGGGCAGGCAGGGCAGGTCGACCAGCGAAATCTCGTGCGGCTCGGCGGTGTAGCGGACGAGGCTCGAGTCGGGATCGGCCCAGCGCTTCACATAGCGCCCGCCCTGGCTGAAGCCGGTGTAGACGCCTTCGCAGACTTTCCGCCATTCGTCGTCGTCGACGATCCTGGCGGCGACGACGATGCGCTTGCCCTCGTCGTCGAATTCGATGTCGGTGAGCTTGCCCGCGGCGATCCGGCCGTGCATGGCGCGCACCGCGCCGAGCGACTTGCCGCCGCTCGCCTCGAGCGCCTCGGCCGACCATTTCTCGAAATAGGGCTTGCTCGAGGCGTAGTCGCAGATCTCGCCCGAGCGGTCGGGCGTCTCGGCGGTGGCGACGCCGGTGACGAGCCGCCGGTCGAGGTCGACCTTCATGAGCGGCAGGAACAACTCGAGGGAGGACATCGCGGCTCCGTCTTGGGGGCGCGCGCCAAAGCGCCCGGATGGCGCGGGCGCGGGATATGGATGTGTGGAAGGGCCGGGGAGGGAGGCGGCCACTTTGCCGCCCGCACCATCTCCATTGTGTCAAACTATGCCACGAGCCGAGTGCGACGTCAAGAAAAAGTTCTTGTTTCGTTCGGAGGCTGGAATTCGGTAGTGTCTCGAAGCCTATGAAGTCCGCAAAGCGGATCGCGAAGCGCGCTGGTCTAGCTCGACTATCGTTCTTTTAACTGGCACTCGCACCCGAGCCACATTTTTGCACTCGGGAGGAAGCCGATCCAACCCGATTACCTGCTTAGTTTGTTGCAGGACTTTATGAAAGGGCGATGACAAGTAACAGCGTCATAAGCGCTGCAACTGCCAAGCGAGGATCGGTAACTACGATCCATTTCTTCAATGTCGGGAAATGCAAAGCTGCCGCCATCAGGATAACCATCCCGGCGCCGGACAGCCCAGCGCGCCACCATTTTCCATCAAGCAGGCTGGGAACAAACTCCAGCCC